GACTGGCCCCCAGGGCCCCCAGGGCGTGCAGGGCGAGAAGGGCGACAGGGGAGAGCGCGGCGAGACTGGCCCCCAGGGCCCCCAGGGCGTGCAGGGCGAGAAGGGAAGCCCCGGCCAGGACGCCGACGTCGCCGCCGCGCAGGAGGCCACCAAGGCAGCGACCGAGGCAGCCGCCAAGGCAGAGCAGGCCACGCAGGGGGCGACGAGCGCTGCGTCTGCCGCGACCACGGCCGCCGACCGCGCTGACAAGGCCGCGGACAAGGCGTACCAGGCGGCCTACCACCTGCCGGTGTGGGACGAGGCGGCGGGCGAGTACACCGAGGAGTCCATCAGGGCGTGGCTCGCGTGGGGCGCGGACGGCCTGCAGTACGGCGTGGACCAGCCGCTCGACGCGGTGCAGGGGTGCACCAAGGTGCTTGCGAACGCCGGAATCGAGAACCCGGTGCCGTCCACCCTGCTCAAGGTCGGCAGCGACCCGTACTGGCAGCGCGGCCCCTTCCGCTGGTGGCACGTGAACGCCCATGTGGACGACGACGGCACGCAGCACGTCACTGGCATCAAGGACTTCGGCCACTTCAGCTACGAGGACGGCCGCGACGTGTTCTGCCTCGCACCAGTGCGATACGTGTCCCACGGCGTCGTTGGCGGCAAGTACCGCACGGTCAACTGCGACATGCCCCAGGCGGGGCTCTCGCCGGAGCCGCGCGCGTACAGGCCCGACGGCACGCTTGCCCCGTACATGCTGCGCGCCGCCTTCCCGGCAGGCCTCGTGGACGGCAAGCCTGTGAGCCGCCCCGGCGTCAAGCTGTGGAACCGCACGTGCTCGCACAACACCATGAACGAGAAGGCGAAGCTCAAGGGCAAGGCCTACAGCGGCATGACAGGCGCGGACATGGACTACCTGTACGACATGTTCCTGCTCAAGTACGCCAACAAGTCCTCGCAGTCCGTCTTCGCGGGCTGTACTGGCCACTACGAGCAGGTGGCCGTCACGGTCGCCTCCGAGTCCTCGGCGTCCGTGGTCATCGCTAAGGCGACGGCGGACAAGTGGCCCGTCGGCTGCGCAGTGATGGTCGGCACCACGACGACCGCCAACGACGACAGGGGAAAGGCTACGTCCTACGACCTCGCCGACCAGGCCAACGTCCTGCGCAAGGAGGCAGTCGGTGAGTCCGACGTGCGCCTGGTGCTCGACTGCGAGCCCTTCACGTCGGCCGTGGGGCAGCTCGTGAGCACGGCACCGTGGAACCCCGGCGCGACGCTCGGCGTGCAGTACGACGGCTCGCCCACAAGCTGCACGAGCAGCCGCGAGCCGTTCGTGCTCCAGGGCATGGAGTGCATGGCCGGGGCATACGAGATTCTCGGGGACATCCTGGCGAACGGCATGGCGGACGGCTGGAAGCTCTTCCTGTGCGCGGACACCTCGAAGTCCTCCACGGCGGTCACGGCGGACTACAGGGAAATCTACGGCTTCCCATCGAAGGACGCCGACGGATGGTCCTATCCCATGGCGCAGGTCAAGTCCGGGGGCTTCTACTGCCCCGGCGACCTCGGGGCATCGACCTCCACCGGTACCGGCGACGGCGTCTGGTACGCGAGGACGGGCGTGACGGGCGCAAGGGAGTTCCTGGCTTTCGGCGACCTCGGGTACGGGTCGCATGCTGGTCTTCGCTTCGCCGACCTGAGCTACGGGCCGGACTGGTCGTGGTGGAGCAACGGCTCGCGCCTCTCCTGCAATGGTCGCAACGGGGTGAATGCCGACGAGCCGCCGAAGGCGGCGTAAGTCGGCAGAGGGGCAGCGCCCCTTAAAACGTCTCAGGGACCCGCCGTGCACGCGGGCTCGTTTGTTCTTCCTGGCTTTCGGCAACCTCAGGAACAGGTCGAATGCAGGTCTTCGCTACGCCAACCTGAACAACAGGCCGGACAGGACGAGGTGGAACAACGGCTCGCGCCATTCTGATTGATGCTCTGAACTACTTGCACGGCGGCGTAACCCCTCCCGGCGGGGGAGGGCCTGGCTCAACTGAGTGAAATGGCATGCGAGACCACCGGGCCGGTAGCCGCGAGGTGAACGCTCGGAATGCAATCAGAGAGGCTCGGTCTTGAAAACATACTGCAAGAACCTGGTCGTGGACGAGGCCTTCGTGGCCCAGGCCTACGACCGGTGGCGTCACAACGAGGCGGGGCGCAAGAACGCCTGGCGCGTCCCGCGCGAGCACGGCAGCGTCGAGGCGCTGTGCGCGGACATCGCGCGCGAGATGAACGACGGCACGCTCTCGTTCGCGCCGCTCAAGACGGTCCCGCGCAACGAGGACGGGAAAGTCCGCGAGATAGGCGTCGAGCCCGTCAAGCAGCAGGTGTGCGGCTACGTCGTGGACCTCGCGTTGGAGGAGATGTGGAATGCGAGGGTCGGCTACTGGCAGATATCCCGTCCCGGCATCGGGCAGTTCCGCGCGGCCGGGAGCGTCCAGCGGTGGATGCGGCAATGCGGGTACCACGTGCACCTGGACATACGCAAGTGCTACGACAGCATTCGGTGCGAGTCCGTGGAGCGGATGCTTGTTAAGCACGTGCGGTGCGAGGCCGTGGTGGAGGGTGCCAGGGCAATCATGCGCTCCTACCCCGACGGGCACCTGATGATAGGCAGCTACTTCAGCCTGCGCATGGCGCACCTGGTGCTCAGCTACGGGTACCACCACGTGGAGGGCCTGGGCAAGGTCAGACGCGGGAAGCGCCGCGCCCTTGTCGCCCACCAGCTCTGGTACGTGGATGACGTGTGGCTCTTCGGCGACGACAAGCGCGACCTCAAGGCGGCCGCGCGGAGCCTTGAGCGCTACATGGGAGACGAGTTCGGCCTGCGGCTCAAACAGTGGAAGGTGTGCCGCAGCGGCGAGCAGGAGCCTGCCGACGTCGCGGGCGTGGTCGTGCGGCCGTCGCGAGTCACCGTGAGGGACAAGACGTTCCTGCGTGCGAGGCGCGCGCTCATGCGCTGCCGCAGGAAGCCACAGGACACGCACCTGGCCACGCGGGCGCTCAGCTACGACGGGTGGCTGAAGAACACCGACTGCCAGGGCTTCCGAATGAGGCACGGGGTGCCGGGGACGCTCAGGCGCGCCAAGCGCACGGTGTCGGCGCAAGACAAAGAGACAGAGAGGAAGGCTGTTTGATGGCAGTGACGGAATCCATCAGCTCCGAGGAGCCTCGCCGCGTCGGCGTGGCGCAGCACGGCCCCGTGGCGCACGTGTGGCTGCGCAGGGGCATCGAGCAGGACACGGCGGACAGGGGGCCGGACGGAGCCCCGGAGACCTTCTGGCGCTGCGAGGAGCTGTGCTTCGCGGTGGCCGGGAGCCCGACGGAGGCGGAGCTTGAGGCGTCCTTCGACGCCCTGTGGGCCGCCCACGAGCACGACGGCATGACCGACGCCGAGCGCATCGCGGCCCTGGCCTCCAGCGACTCGGACAACGCCGACGCGCTGGCTGAGCTCGGCGACATGCTCGCCGAGCAGGCCGACGCGCTCGCGGAGCTTGGCGACATGGTGGCGACGCTGCAGGGAGGTGAATAGGCATGGCGAAGATTTACTACCGCCAGGTCAAGGCGGGCAAGCGCACGCTCGACGAGGTGCCCGAGTACTGGCGCGAGCAGGTGCGCGGGATGCTTGAGGCGGACGAGAAGCGCGCCTAATAGCCAGGACAGCGTCGGCCCCGGCCATTGCGGTCGGGGCCTTTTTGCGTCTGCGCGGCGGCTGGGAGCGTGTCCCTAGCGTGTCCTAAATGCTCCCAAACCTGCTGAATCCATGATACCACGTTGGACAAAACGCCTGGTAAACACGCTCCATATAACTGCATAGACATAGCAGACTGTCTCGTCGCAACTTCCTGGCCGCTTCCGGTGCTGCCGCCGTCGCCGCAATGGGCGCAGGCACCGCATTGGCCGCCACCTCCACCTCCGCCGACACCTCCGACGCCATGAACGAGGCTGAGGAGAAGGCTACCTCGGGTGCCCAGGAGGGCGTTGGCGTGGATGACTCCTACGTCGTGAGCCTGAAGAACGGCCTGCCCAAGTGGAGCTTCGAGATTGCCCCCGACCCCATCGCCGACGAGGACATCGCCGAGGTCGTTGAGGACGACATCATCGTCGTGGGCGCTGGCAT